ACTCCATGTGCTCGTCTAAGCCCTTCTCACACTGCTCCATAGTCCAGATTGTGTCTGGATTAATGTCAGGGCCAGTAGAGCCATAGCCGATAGTCCATGGGTGTCCGCCTGTGCCCGGATCAGGATACGCTTTGACTCTACCGTCAGGCAGAACCTTAGCGCATCCTTCAAAGGGCTTGACTAGAACATTCTTACATAGTTCAATTGCGGGGTTCACGTTTCTCAATGCTCCGACCAAGGAACCAGAACGTCAGAATCATCATCAGCATACTGAAGTCATCAGCAGTCCAGATTTCTTGCATGACCTGGATAGCGGGTAAACCACTATTGACAGCATACATGATGGTGACGATCTTGACAGCCGTATACAGACCGAAGAGCAACCAAGTGATACCGGGACGAACCAGAGCAGAGATAGAAGCAACCCACTTGTAAGCCTTCTTGTCGGCTTCGGCTTGCTGCTTGAATGCTTCTCCGATAGCGTTTACTTGATGGATGCCGTAGTCGATGTACCTTTCTTCCATGCGGTACTCACCCCGCATCTTCTCTAGGTCAGTCTGAAGAGAAAACATCTTCAGTTCATGGCTTCGTTCGTCTTTGCGGTCAAGCCACTTCAGCACCTCCGGGGCCAGCCGGAACAGGCCACCGAAGATACTACCTAGAAGACCGCCTCCTAGCATTTCAAACATCTTATTCCTCCGGGAATTGCATCACAGGTGCACGCTCGGTCAGTCCCAGTTCCCCAGGAACAACAGAAGCAAGACCGCCGAAGAGTCCAGCAGAAGCCGTATTCTTGCTAAGACGAAGGATCAAGTTCCTTGCCTTGTCAGTCACTCGCATAGAGTTGGCCTGCATTTCTTCGATCAGTTTCACGGCATCCGTCAGAGACTTACGATCCTGTAAGAAAGACATGATCTCCTCTTGCTCTGCCTTGCTTGCCCTGTTCTGAGTGAACCGGGAAAAGACATTCAAGAACACACGAGGAGCACTGAGAATTTGGTTTCTGAGTTCTCCTGCAATCTGTTCTGGGCGAGAGCCAGTCATGGCCTCAAAGCCGGTCTTCTGAGTCAAACCTACATTGATACCGCCCTTCAGAGGGAACTGTTGCAGCCTCTGAGCAGCATCAAACAGCATCTTGACATCCTTGGAGTAGGCTTCTCCAAACACAGCATTCAGTGTCTTTGCATTGTCGTCGAAGAACTGAACTTTGTTAGAAGAATTCAAGCCAATGTCAAGCAACGCAGACTTCAAACCACGCTGAAGAGACTTGTCAGTACCAGCAGTAGCGATCAGATCACGAAGGGCTTCCGGGTTGTTCAAAGCACGCTGAACATAACCTTGGAACCCGCCTGCGGCAGTCTGAGAACGACTCCAAACATTGTCGAGCTTTTCAACAGCAATGTTGCGTTGTTCTTCCAACAGCCTTGCACGGGTGTTCTTCAGTTCTCCAACATTGCGACCAATGGTTTCTAACTCTCCGCGCAGACCAGGAACTTGGTCAATGATTTCCTTGTTCTGGTTAATGAAGCGAGTCAGTCCACGGACATCAATACCGTCTGGTTTGACGATACCGGCAGTATTGCCCAGTTTCAGAATCATCGCATCACGGACAACCTGCTGAGTCTCAGGAGAGTTGTCAGTAGCTGCCAGAATCTGCCTCACAGCCGATGGCTTATTGGACAGCACAGGAACCACGGACTCCACGAACCTTGCACGGTCAACAGACAGTACACCCTCTTCAGAGAAGGGGATGCCTAAACGTTCTGCATACTCACGGTCAAGCTGCTTATAGCTGTTGGCAAAGCCTTCGTCCATCGTGCCGATAGCACCATCAACCTGACGCTTGAGTGCGGTCAGCAGACGGGCTTGGTCAGCATCTTTGGTCTGAGACAGTGCCTTGTTCAAAGCACGCTTGAGAGAGTCTACATCCTCCACACCGATAGGCTTGTAGGTGCCTTCAACAGACCTTACAAGGTTCGGATACTTCTCAGCAAACTTACCGGACACAGGAGCCTTAGACGGGGCTAACAGAGTGTTGATCTTAGAATAGAGTTCAGGGAACTTGTTAAAGACATCATCTGCACGAGAATCCTTGACGAATCGGTGAAGAACCGCCACAGAGGTAGAAGGCATCTCAATGCCAGACTCTTTAGCACCCTTCAGCAGATCATCATACTTGGGACTCATTTCCTTCTTAATGCTTTGTTCTTTAGCATTCAGAAGGTTTGTGATCCGCTGTCCAATAGCGCCCTTACCATCGTCCAAGCGCACAGCGTCAGCAGACAGGTCAACAATCCGATCATCAAGGTCTTCAATTCGAGTCTGAAGAGACTGTTGTTTTTCAGCCGCTACACGCTCACGACGGGCGTTTTCAGCCTGCACACGAGAAGCCTGTAATTCTGCAAGTTCTGTTGTTTTTTCTCCACTAATAGCCATCCGACCACGGGCAGCAGCAAGTTGTTTCCTAGCCTCTTCTTCCTGTTGTCGCAACAGAGCCGTAAACGGAGCATTCTCGCCACGGGAGGTGATAGAACGAGCAAAGTTTTCTAATGTAACATCGCCCTTGGCAGCAGCCAGTACTGGAAGACTTACACCCAACTGACGTTCAATATCGAAAGCCTCTTGTAGCGAAGGAGCTAACTGAGGATTGGACGTATACGCTTGTTGAATCTGAGCAGCGCCACGGATGCGTCCAAGCTGTTCTGCTGCCTGTTGAGGTGCCGTAGCCCTGCCGCCAAGCAAAGCAGCAGCAGTCTCTGGAACATTACGAATAAGTGTATTGGCACCGAGGCCGCCTACCGCACCTCCTGCAAATTCACCCAGAGGACGGTATTGTTCACCAACTTTCTGAGCTACTTGCTGACCAAGTTCACCACCAACAATGCCACCAGCAGCACCAATAGCGCCCTCAGCAGCAAGCTGTCGGCCAGATGTCGGAACCAAGGCTTTGGCTAGGTTAGAAGCATACGGAGCAGCGCGGCCACCGGCGGTTAATGCTTGAAGAGCACGGGCGGCAGCAGCCATCGGAGGAACTGCCGCAGCGCCTGCTAAAGCATTCTGGAACATTCGCTCAGAGGCGGATAAAGTTGGAACAGCCGCAGGAGCCGTTGGCTGTCCCTCCGTAGGAATTGCTGCTTGTCCACTAACGGGTGCTAAATCTCTTGCAATCTCATCAATTTCTGCCTCAGAAAGTTCACGGTCAGTTTTGATCCTTTTTCCGTTAATGGTATAAGTAGGCATATCAATCCTCTTCTACAGTGTAAGTAACGCCGCTGGCAGTTCGTCGTTGGTTCTTTCGACCACCTTCTAAGATACCGCCGAATGCAACATCAATGTCTTCGTTCTTAAACCCGGCACGACGAGCAAGTTCGCGTTGCGTATCCAGTTCACGCTGAATGCTTTCTCCTTGCTTCTTCTTCAGCACTTGTGCATAAGACCGAAGTTTCTTTAAGGTGTCTGCTGTTGGAGTACCTTGAACCAGACGGGCAACAACGTCAGAGACAGTGCCGACGAAAGCCGGATCAGTCCGGTACTTTTCAACGTCCTTATTGCTAAGTTGCGTGTCACCAGATGCCTTAGCAAGTGCAGATGCAAGACCGGCAGCAGACGCAAAGTTATTTGTTTGCAGAGCATCGTCTGCAAGCGTAACCGCACGAGAGGCAGACTCATAACCGCGTTTAGCGTCAGAAATCGTACCAAGAACCTTAGCCCGAAGACCAGGAACATCTTGAACTTCCTTGACTCCGGGAATCTGTGTAGCTCCGGCAGCAGCCTTTTTCACGCCACGATCAAGCAAAGTCCTGTTAACAGCCTGCGTCTGTTCTGGCGTATATTTATCCAGTGTGGTCTTAGCACCAAAGCCAAGTTCATTTGCAACAGCAGCAAACTCTGCCGGTGTTTTTACATTCTTTTCTTCTTCAGTGAAGCGCTTAAGAACAGAGAAATCACCAGTTGTCGTAAACTCTTGGATACTTTCAGGAGTATAGTTCTTTGCATTAGCCCTGACAAACTCTTGAATTGGGTCTTTGGATGCTTTCTCACGACGACGCTGTTCAGTAAGTGCCTTTTCCGACTCAATTTTAGCACCAGAAAACATCATCTGCTGTGCCTGCATCGCAGCCTGCTGTGCAGCCTGAGGATTGACTTGTCGTAGAGCATTAGCATACTGCATCATGCCTTCAGCAGTCGTGGTGTCGAACTGCTGTGCCAACTGACGCAACTGCGAAGCCTGCTCAAGCATCGGATCACGGGCACCTAAGGCACGACCAATGCCAGTAATGCCTTCGTAGATACCGGCAGCAACACGCTGTTGCGGGTTGAGGTTAGCAAACTGTAAGGCACGTTGCCGATCAACTTCAGCTTGGGCCTGTTCAGGACTCATTCCTTGGTTCAGTA